AAACATAACTTTTACAAAAATTTAATACAATGAAAAAAATAGTTAAACTAACAGAATCCGATTTAAACAGACTTGTTAAAAAAGTTCTAAAAGAACAAGAAGTTGCCGATTATATGTTCTTCAGTAATCTACAACAAATTAAAAGACAGTGTGAGATATTATTAGAATTAGACCCACACCAAATTGATGAGATTATCAACAATGGACATGATTGGGCTGATGACCATGTAACCGAGGCAAAAAATAATATGGACCAAGTATTCGATTTCTTAATGAATGAAACCAAGAAAGAATATGTCGATTATGAAGACATTACTGAAGGTGAAAAGAAAACAGGTACTAAATTATGTTCAAGAGGTAAGGCATCTGCAAAGGCAAAATATGACGTGTACCCCTCAGCTTATAGTAATGGTCACGCGGTACAAGTATGTAAAGGTAAGATTAAAGGACTTGACGGTAAAAAACATTGTTCACCACCTTATTGTTAATAAATAAAAAACCCCCAATATTTGGGGGTTTTATTTTATATGTTATTTTATTATTAGAAATTAACTTTTAAACTGATATTACCGTTAGTTCCCCAACCTTTAAATCCGTTTAACAATGTTCCTGTATTAGCTCCTCCAGCATCATTACCCTCAACCCAATAATCTTCGTTAAGAATGTTGTAAGCTTGTAATTGAGCATAAGAGTCATATTTACCAAGTTTAAATTTATAACCAACTCGAGCATCTAAAGTACCATAAGCATCAAACTTATACGCTTGTGCTGTGATAGTTGGACTTGTTCTATTACTTGGGTCAAAATATGAATAATATTTATCGTTATAAGTATATGTTGATGAAACATCAAAGTTTTTATTAATTTGATATCTAACATACCCACCTAATTGTGTTTGAGGTTGGTCACCAACGTATAAACCATCAGAATAAATATTCACTTGAGTATCTGTATTAGTGAATTCATTTCTAATTGTAGCACTTGCATTACCTTTCCATTTCCAATCTCCAAAAGACGCAAATGTATTGAAATCTAAATCTTTTAATACTTTCCATTGAGTTTCTAACTCAATCCCTTTATGTACCGCACCTTGACCTGTAATTAACGCTCTATATTGAGAACCGTCAGTTGCAGTCAATAATGATGATTGTAATGAACGATTATTAAATTCAGTATAATACACATTCCCTTTAACCTTAAATGATTTTGAACGGAATCCGTATCCTAACTCAACCGAGTTAGATTCTTCATTTTTAAGGTCTCTATTTACAGCATTTGGATTAGTACCTGTACCTACGAAAATAAAATTAAAATAAGGTGCTCTACTATATCTACCAATATTCACAAATACGTTGTGTTTATCGTTAACATTATAGTTCATACCAGACTTAACGTTGTATCCGTTGATTTTAACGTCTTCTGAACGATTTTCTTGGTGTGTTAGGTTATATCTATCAATTCTTCCATAAACAGTCTCAGAAATAGACCCTTGTACGAATGCAGATACTTTATCATTAGAGTATTCTAATTGACCAAATGTACCGTAATAATCAACTAATCCGTCATTATCATAAGCAATACGATTACCAACTGGTGTAACACTAAACACATTCCATAATGAACTTGAATTAGCATCAACAGTTGCATTTAAATTCATTGGGTCTCTATAAAAAGAACCTCCTAATAAATCTCTAACTTCTCTAAAATGTTCACCTTTATAAGTTCTCCCGTCCAAACCAAATGTTAAATTTAAATTATCATTAAACTTATGGTTTAAAGTAGATAAAACACCGTACCATTTATGATTATTAACAGAATTTCTTAAAATATATCTCGAACCTGTTGCTGAAGCCGCGTTAATTGCGAATTGTGGGTCCATCACTAAAACACCGTTATTATCTCTAACCACACTACTAGAGTATGTTCCTAATGGTCCTGAACCCCCACCGTGTCCGATAGACGCGTAAGCAGAAGTGTTTACACTTGTTTTATCAGAAACAGTCCAATAATGGTTTAATGTAAAGATTGGTTTGTGGAAATAATTAATATTAATATTTTTTTGTTCACCATTAACAGTATACAAATCTTTATTGTAAGATAATCCATATCTGTCATATTCAGCAGGTGTAATACGTGTTGAACGTTGACCGTGTTCTTGAGGTGCACCTAATCCAATAAATTGAATTTTGTGTTTTAACCCTAAATCTTTAGAATAAGATAAGAAATATGAATAAGCTTTAGCCCAAGTTCCGTTAATATAACCTTCACCTTGTGTGGTTGACCCAACAAAAGATAATGCACCAAATTTACGATTACCTGTCGATAAACTTAAAACAGTTTTATATTGACCATAATCAGTAGTTGATTGTTGAATTGAACCACCTTTTTCAGAGTCAGTTGTTTTAGTTATGATGTTCATTGTTCCCCCAACAGATTGGATAGCCAGTTTAGATGCCCCAAGACCTCTTTGCATTTGCATTTGTTTTAATGCATCACCAATACCGGCCCAATTTGAGAAATAAACCCAACCGTTTTCCATATCGTTTACCGGAACACCATTAATTAACACCGCAATGTTTCTTTGGTCAAACCCCCTAACGTTTATTCTTGAATCTCCAAGTCCCCCACCACCTTTAGTGATAAACGAAGAAGGTGTGATTTTTAATAACTCAGGTAATTCTTGTGAACCTAAATTCTCACTCGCAAATTTTGGAGAAATTGTTGAGATTGCAACCGGAGTCTTTCTGTCAATACCCACAGATGCTACGATAGAAACTTCTTTAAGACCAATCGCAGTTGATTCAAGGTTAACGGTAATATTATTAGTTGCAATTACTTCAGTATCTTTGTAACCAAGATACTTCAATTGTAACTTATCCCCGCTTTTTGCGGTTTTTAATTCAAAAGTCCCATCTAATTCAGATGTTGTACTTTCTTTTTGATAGATTACGGTAGCACCAACAATTGGTTCTTTAGATGTTTGGTCAACTACCCTTCCTTTGACTTGAGCCGAAGCCCCATACGAAATTGCTAACATTAAAAGTAGCGTTCCGAAAATTTTTGTTTTCATTTAAATTTATTTTTGGTTTATAATAAAAAAGTCCCAAAGACTATTAGCCTAGGGACTTTTGTTATTTCTCGTTAAATAAGTAACTATATGTATACTTCATCATTTTGTTTTTACATTTATAAGTATAACCTAAAAATATTAAAAAGTAAAATAAGTGATTATTTTTTTATTATGTTTTGGCTATTCCAAAAATATAATTATCTTTGTACTGTTAAAAAAAAACACTAAACAAATGAGAAGATATTTCAAAAGATTATTTAAGAGATTAGGTTTAAGAATCTATTTAAAATTTAAAAGTATTTCAAGAACTGATATGTCCTATGTTGATGAGAATGAAATTAAATCCTCTGCGATTTGTAGAAAATTAATTTCCCACCCGGATTCAACATTCTTAATTGCACCATTATCTCAAAAAAGATATATTAAAAATGATACCTTAGGTATGTTTATCGTTTTATTTAATAATAGAATTAACATTACCAATCACGTCTATAATTATGACGTTAATCTAACTCAACTCATTTCTGATAAATTAAACAATATGTTTGATAATAAAGTGGAATCTTTACGTTTAGAATTTGAAACTGAAATTAAAGGACAAATTAAACATTCGTTAACAACAATACTTGGGAAATTAACCTAATTTAATTTTTATATTGTTCCTTAATTATTTTGATAATTAAACCTCTTAGCGATTCGTTTTGAGGTTTTTTTGGTTTATAACTAACCATGGTTGGTTTATTACCTTTACCAATTTTTGGGTCTTTCTTTTCTTCTCTACGTTTTTGAGAACAAGCAGATTTTTTCTCACTATCACTCATTCTTCCGGCAACTCCGGCCGCTCGACATTTTGGATAACTTTTTGGACTTGCATCAGGTCGACCACATGGTGGATGTTTTCCATCAACTTTACGGCAAATATTAACCCATGGCCCTTTTGGTTGTTTTGAACCTTTAGGTTTTTTCTTTGTACCAAACCAAACCGCCAAATCTTCTTTTAATAAATCCTCTTTAATTGGACCAACCGCGTTATGAATTATTTCTTCAGGGTTTTCAACGTCGGCAATATTGCTACCATCCTCATCATTTTGACCTGTGTAGAAATTTTTTAAATAGGTGTCAAGTTTAGATAATTTTTTTGTTTTCGCCTCAATACGTTTTCTTTCTTCAGGGGTTTCTTTAAAATCACCATCAGCCTCTTCATACGCCAATTCGGCATTAGTGTAGGAATATACAGGGTCAATGAAAGGTCCTAATTGATTTTCCTCCCATTCTTGAGGTGCTAACACTATTGGAACTTTAAAGTGTCCTGAGCTTCCAGCACCTGTGGCTTCACTAATTCTTTTATTTTTCATATATTTTACTTAATAATAAATATACAATTAAAGAATAATGGAACAAGAAAGACAACCAATGGGGTTATTATTTGACAGTGTGGGTTATAATAAACCTGAAGATATCGATACATTAATTGATGAAATGACAATTGAACAATCTTTTTATCTATTAACTCAATCATTACATTATGTTCACAATACTAGATTATTTACAATGCAAGAAACGGAAGTAGTATCAAAAGCATTAAGAGTTCTTCATAAGAAAATGTCAACCAATAATGAAATAACTGAATAAAAAAAAAAAGGTCTCACGGGACCTTTTTCTATTTTTATAATTTATTGCCACAAGATGGACAAAACTTAAAGTTTGATTTTGTCTTAACCCCACATTCAGTACAATATTGTCTGATATCCTGAGATGTCTTATTTTTAGTTGTTAGTGGTTGTATCTTATACAATATCTGATGAGAAGTATAAGAATTAAATTCTTCATATGAGTTTTGGAAATTTTGATTAGATTTTTCACCTTTCTCAACTCTACCCGTTTCAATTGATTTTTTACTACGAGTACGAGGTATACTCAAATCAACTGATGATGTATTAGTATAATATGCGTTTGAACCTCCAATAAAACTTGCCGTATTAGTTGTAAATGTATTCGGAGAAAGATAACCACCTGTATGATTAATATTTGTTCCAATTAGAGTATTAGCCCATGGACGATATGTCCCGGAATGATTTAGATTAAGGTTATTTACATGAACAACCTTTTCATCATAGAACTCTACTCTAACATCCCCGTTTAACGATATTGCCGATTGATTTTCGGAAGTATTATTAACAGAGTAGGTACTGAACTGAAATTTATTATTAGTGTCTAAAAACCTCTCTAAAAAGATTCTTTCTCCCGGTCTTAAAACTAAACCACTTTGAGAGATATAATCTCCGTTCAATTTTATTTTACAAAGTACCGTTTTTGTTGTTGGATTATGAATTTCGAATTCGAAATTGTCTTTGTCTTCCATGAAGACTACGTGTCCATTGTAGATTTTTAGACGCGATTTTTTCTTTGTGATGTGAGCATTTGGTTTGCTCACCGCAGTTGTGTAATTCATTTTACTTAATTTTATAATAGTTAATGACTATGTTACTGATACCTTCGTGTCCGTGAATACTCAAAAGTCAAAATGACTCGGGACCAATAATCTAAAATCTAAGAATAAATATATGTGAAAAAATTTTGCAGTGTAGTGAAAAGTATTTATATTTGTCAAAAATATTGGAACTATGAAAAAATTATTTATCATCTCAACACTATTAGTCAGTGTTTTATCATTCTCACAGGAAAATAAAAAAACCCCTCATCCGGGTAGTGTGGATAAAAGGGTTAATGTTATTATAGATTCGTTATCTAAAAAGTATAAAAAAAATATTTTAGGTTATGTTTACATCGTTGAAGATGGTAAAAAAAATCTTTACATTACTTACCCAAAAAAAGGTAAATTAATTCAAGAAAAAGTTACAAATTAACATTTACCTGTAATGGTATACCCTGTTTGACCAATAGGTGACATAACAATAACTGATGAGTCACCTTTTGTTGTGTCGACAGGTATTAATGTCGGTCCATTGGTGATTGTGTATAATACAAAAGTTTTAACACCTTTTTCAGACAATTTTTGTAATCGATAAAGTCCGTTTGACACTTCGGTACCCATTTCACGTATTTCCTCTTTACTTGGGGTAATATTTGGGTCGACTAATAATTGTTTGAGTAATTCTTGATAATTTTCGGCATTTATGGTGATTATTTTACTTCCCGAAACAGCTTTAGACCCATTTAATTTTGTTAACTGAGCAACATATACCGGTACATATTTAAAAGAGGTATATTTGTGAGGTTCAGTTGCAACATATCCGGTATCTTTAACTATATTATTTTGATTATCAACAATAATAAGTCTGTCCGGAATACTTCCTGTTATAAAAGTTAATGTTCCTTTATCTTTAAGTTTAACATTATTAGTCACATAATCTTGTTCAGGAATACCTGTCTTACCCGCACCGTCTATATTAAGATTACACATACTTTCACCACTTCCGTCACCTTTATTTTCACCACCACTAACAACTAATCCAATTGTCACATATTGGTATTTAGTATATTCGGGATTATCATTCCCTTTAGATGGGTTCCACTCAGGACCTTGAGCACCTAAATTATTAACCTTAACAACCATTTTATCGCCTAATTTACTTTTAAGGTACTGTTCGGCAGTTTGACCACGTTTTAGTGATAATTCACCCGGTTCCATATTAACACCTCTATTTGGCACTTTAGATTCTGATGATGTCACAATAACATCATAACTAACATTCGGAGTTTTAGTTGAGATATTATTAATCTCACTTATTGCGGAATCAATTTCTGATGTATTAATTAATTGGTATTGTCCACTTTTAAACGAATTTGTTATATTAAATTGTTTAATAGGTTTGGTTTGTTGTTCAGTAACTAAATATAAATTTTTAGTAGCACTCTCATGAAGATTTAATATTCTATTTTTTTCATCTTCATTTATTTCCCATGTCTGTTTAATCATTTTGAATGTTTTATAATAAATAGTTAATAAAAAAAAAAGAGGACAAATATTTGTCCTCTTTTTGGTATATCATAAGATATTGATTATCTCAATTCTCTTAAGTCGAATGTTCTAACACCATCAACTGTGATACGTCCGTAGAATCTGTTGTTAACCATTTTCTTAGCGTAACGTGTCATAATACCTTTGATAGGTGTAAAGTTGAATGGGTTGTACATTGTTGGAGTTAATTGTAACGGTACGTATGGTGCGTAGATGTAACCTGTGTCTAACAATGATGTTCCTTTGTGTCCCATTAACACTTGGTTTGGTGGGAAGTAAGGGTCACGGTAAACTTGGTAACGTCCTGCAAGAGTACCAACTCTTTCAATACCCATGTTGTATTGGTCTTGCTCAGGAGAAGCATTTGATACGTGGAAGTATTCTAAATCGTCAAAGATAGCTGAGATTTCAGAAGAAACTACAATCCAGTTAGCTCCACCTCTTAATGTAGATTTGTGGATTTGAGCAGAGATTTGGTTAATCGCTGTGATAAGCGTTTGGTTCCAGTCTTTTTGAGTATAAGGAACTGCAGAAGACCCTAAACGTTTCCAACCATTATAATCCCAACGTAAGTTCCAAGCCGCACCTTTACGTAAATCTCTTAAGATTTCACGGTCAATTTCAGCCGCAACTTGCTCAGATAATAAAGCTGTTAATTCAGCCTCAGCATCGATGTTGTGGAATGCCGCAACGTCTTGTGCCATTTCAGGAGACCATTGTGCTCTTAATTTTCTTTCTGTTACAGAAACAGTTACTGACATTAAGTCAAAAGAAACCTCACCAATTTTATCTTCAAACTCTAAGTTTTTATAGATTTTGTAAGTAGCTGTGAACGCATTGTTGTAAGCTGTTGAAGATGAGAATGTTGAACCTGTGTAACCGTCCATTGAACCACCACAAGTGATACAAACAGGTACTTGTAAGTCAACTTCTAAATAGATTTTTCCTTCAGCATCACATACGTTATCGTATTGACCACCACCTGTTTTACTATCAGGGAAAACTAAAGTTGCGTTATTGTTACCATACTCAACAATACCTTTACCATATCTTTGAGTTACTACTCTAAATAAGTAAGGGTTAGTTGTGTTAGCTGATGTATACCAGTTACCTGCAACACCGTAGATAGTTAAATCAGATAAGAAAGATTCATTATCCATTGGTTGACCATCAGGACCGATTAATTTACCAGCACCGTCAGAAGCAAATCCTGTCATAACAACTAATACTTTTCTGTAGTCAGTTGTTGGATAAGCAGCTACTGCTAATGCATCACCAACCCAAGCAACAGTAGCAACACCTGCAGTGATTGCAGAAAATTGCCCTTTTGAATAGTCGTATAAACCTGGTGGGTCTAAAGCTGGTTCATTACCTTCATAGAATCTATCATAAAGGTCTTTTGTGTTATTGTAGTCATAACCACTGTTTGGAGTTTGTCCTGCAGTAGCGTTTGGTGCTCCGTAAGGTGCGTAGTGAGCTCCCGGAGTTTCATATGACTGAATGTTTGGTACGAAGTAGAATAATTTACCAATTGGTAAGTTCATTGCTTGTACAGAAACGATGTCATTAGATAATAATTTAGAGAATACTCTTCTAACGATTGGGAAAACCACAGTTTCAAATGCACCTGTATCAGATGTAGATGATGCTTCGTTAATTAAATACGATGCTTGGTTTTCATAAAGTTGTGCAACGTTTTCTCTCATGTGACCTTTAAGACCCTCTAAGAATCCTAATTTATCCCATTTGTTGATTGTGTCTTCTTTGATAACTTTAAGGTGTTTTAACCCGATGTTACCAACTAATCCTGATTCTAATAATGCTCCCATTTTAAAATATTTGGTTTTTAATTTTTATTTATTTATTTTTGATTACCCTAATTTACTCATTAAATCTTTCATTCTCATGAATTGTGGATTTTCGTAAGTTTTTGATTCAATTAAAGTAGCCGATGAACCTGTAGATACTGTTTTTTGAATTTTGTTTTCTACCGACTCACTAAGTGATTTTTTAATTTCCGGTTTAGATAATTCACCTTTAATTGACTGATAAAGATTTTTAGATTCTTTTAAAGTTTCAACATCGTCAAATCTTCTCAAGATATTAATTTTCTCTTTTTTAGTAGTCGAATGTTCAGTAAATAATCTAGTTGCATAAGCCAAGTTTGAATTGAAGATAGCAACTTCGTTAAGTTTTTCTCTGAAAACATTTAACGCTTTTCTATATTCTTCATTTTTCTCTCTTAACATATTTACCTCTTCAGTAGATTCTTTATAAACGATATTACGATTTGGTGTAATACCTTTTCTTAAACCTCTACCTGATTTTGAACCCATTCCGAATGTGTGTGCAGCTTCTTTAGTTTCTTCTTTTTCAAAAGCTTTTCTTTTTAAAGTGTCACCTTTTTTAGTAGTGTAATCTTTATCACCTTTAACAGTTTTAGATTTATCACCCTTATTCATTCCGTAATCACCTTCTTTTGTTTCTGCCTTCACAACTTTGGATTTTCCTTCCATATTTTCACCTGACTTGTATTCGAATTTTGCTTTACCTGTTCCTACTGATTTAGGACCTTCTTTTCTTTTTTCATTGAAACCTCCGGCATTTTTTTTAATTTCAGTTTTACCAGGTCCGTTTCCAATTCCAACACCTTTAGGTTTAATTGTTGATTTCGCTTCTCTAACAGCTCTTCTTTGGTTGTAAGATTCGTCTAAGTCTTCCTCTTCGTCTAAGTCTTCCTCTTCGTCCATCATGTCGTCATCACATTCTTCTTCGATAGATTCTTCATCTTCATCGTCTTCAAATTCAATTTCGAACATAACTTCTTCCTCATCGTCTTGGTCTAATTCAATGTCATCAGAATTCCCACCTGCAAAAATCGCATCAAGTACGTCATCTGTAGTTTGGTCATCCATTTCATCTAATTCTTCAAAATCAAATTCCATGTCATCCTCTTCGTCTAACAATTCATCTTCTTCTTCAGACTCACCAAGTTTAACAATGTATTCTGAGTCATTACCGTTATCAGTTAAATGAATATCCTCACCGTCCTTTTGAACGATAATTCCATCTTCTTCACCCATAGCTTTAAATACTCTAAGAATTTCTTCATCAGAAGCTCCTGTTAAATCAATTGGACTTTCGTCAGAATCCATGTCCATGTCAAAATCCATGTCCATCTCATCCTCATCTTCATTATCAGCATCAATGTCTAAATCAATGTCTTCTTCATCAGAATCCATTTCATCATCCATATCAACATCTAATTCAACCTCATCTTCTTCTTGTTCAGAAAGAGATTCTTTTACTAGCTGATTGATTTCTTCCTTCATAGTTGAAGCAAGTATTCCTTTTGCGTTCTCGGCAATAGCCTCTTCAACTTGTTTCATTTGAATAAGCGCCTCTTGTACTAATTTGTTATTTTCTTGCATGAAAAATTATTGTTATTTTCATAATAAATATTACCTAAAACAAAAAAAGTTTAATTTATCTAACTATTAGACAAAATAAACTTTAATTAAGTGTAAAAAAAAAGTGGACAAAACGACCACTTTTGTTAAATTGGCCTAAACCAATTATTGAATTACTTCATCAATTTTACTTTCAGAGACTGCGGTGATTCTCCACTCGTGTGTAAATCCCTCATATTTTTTTGTAACCTTGGCTTCAACATCTGTTACTGAATACCCTTCTACAAGTTTTTCTTCTCTATTTTTTTTATTTTTCCTGGTTTTCTCTTAAGGAAGTTATTATTGAATTTTTGTTCGGAATAATTTTTT